ATTGTCCGGCTTCATCACGTCCGGCTCGTTGTACACACCCTGTTCCTTCAAGAACTGTGTCAACGGGTCTTTGTTATCCCCGCGAACTGTGCGTATGTAATACTTACTATGTCTAGCGTGAATGCCGCTTGCAGCGTCCACCAGTTGCGATACAGTACCCGACGGCTTTACACAGGTGATAGCAGCCGACTGTGGAATACCAAGTCCGTTTATTGCCAAGTCCCAGTTTGTGTCTACGGCCACGCACTTCATCTCTTCGAGCCAACGAGCGGAATCTACGTTCTTTGATAAAACGTGATGATCCATAATACCAGTCAAGGATACGCCCAACAATCGTTCTTCTTCTGTGTTGGTCTTCCATATCTTCCTCAAGTACTTGAAGTCAGTAAGAGTGGACTGCAGCGTGCCCAAGATAGTCGCAAGATGGACCTTTTCTTTCAAGTCTTCTATCGTGTCGTAGTCACGGACAACCACCTCTGACAGGTTACAAAACTGGTAGGGGCGCAGGATAATCTCGCTGCACGGGTTGGTGCCCCACATGTGCCCTGTCTCACGGCGTCCATTACGGGCAACCTGTTTGTCGGCAGCGTCACGATTGAAGATGCCACGTTCTCCAGACTTGGAGTCGTACAAGGCCAGCCACTCGCGCATAAACGTACCCATCTCTGGTTTGCCTTTGTACGCTACGGAGTTGTTAGCCAGCGCACGCTGTCCCTCGTTCTCCCACCACGCACCAGACTTGGCGTGTGCCATCTGATCGTCGTTTAAGTTTGACAGCGAGATCAGGGCAGAGCGACGTACGCCGCCCACCACAACAACTTCACCTACCTTGCACATGAGATCGTGGCACTCAACAGGGAATAAGCGACGACCTTGTGCCTTTACAAATAGTTGTGTAGCAAAGTTAAACAAATCTTCAAGCGGACCCGGGCCAGAAGCACGACCACCCATCGTCTTCAAACGCGCACCAGACGGGCGTATGGCAGACAAGTCCCACTTCGGAATCTGACCCGCGTACAGCAGCGCAATCAACTCACGTAACGACTTGGCCCACCCCGGCTTCGAGTCGCCGACCTTGATCACCGTGTCCGTGCCGTGCATCGTATCGCTGACAATCGGCAGCTTGTCCACGTTCTCACGCTCGACAGAGAAGCCCACGCCTGTGCCACACATCAATATGTACATGCACTCGTCAAACGCACGAGGGTTATCTACAGGAATGTAACTACAATTGTATCCACAGATGTTGTCACGAGCCAGAGCCGGTCCTGCAGTCATCATGGCACGCATCGACGGCATAATGTCCTGACTAAGTATGGCCTGACGTAGTTTGCCTACATCACCGGGATACAAATGTTCTATGTCAAAGTCGTGCTTCTCTTTGACGTGATCGATCATAAACTGCAGATAGCGTTCTACAGTTTCGTCCCAGTTCTCTCGGCGCTGTTCATCGTCAAGCCAACGTGCGTAGCGGGACTTGTGGATGAACTGCTGATAGGATGTAGGCAACATGTTATTCATCTGTAATCTCCTCAATAAGTTTTTCCAAGTACCACTGTGCCTTTTCTAGGTCTTGGACGCCATTCTTATAACGATAGCGCCACAGATACTTGATAATATTTCCTTGCAGGTAATACTGATAGCCTTCGTCTGTGGCAGCGCGTATGGCATCGATACACTCAACCCCTGCTTGATTGTAGTGTGGTGGTGAGTTCACCATGTCCAAGCTGCCGTACGCTTCTTTTCCAGCAAGCTCTAGCTCTTCTCTCATCTTCATATATTCTTCGTGTCTCATCTACTGTGTCTTCCCGAAACTAACCTTGACGATGTTTGTTTCCGGATCGTGCTTGACACTCGGCTCGTTGTCAGTCTCTTCGATCATAGCCTCTTGTGTAGCCTCAAACTTTAACCGCGCTAAACCTGCGGACATAACACGCTCGAAGTCTGACTCCATCAGTTCGACGAGTCCGGATAAGATGACAGCACCCGCCGGGATGTACTCATCATCCTCGTCATCTGTGGTGGTATCGTACGCCGTCATCATTACATGATCGTCGCTATCGCCCTGCCGGAAGACGAGATACCATTTTTCAGGTAACAAACTCGCCTTCTCTAACATTCCTTCCATGTCTCTATCGTCCATGTTTACACCACTCCTCTGGGATCGAACCCTCTGCCCACTCGAACTTGTGCTTGGTAGCCCAGTCAGCGTAGGTGGTTTTCGAGCCTTTGTAAATCTTGTTGTTTGCTCGTAAGAAAACAAAGCGTATGTCGAGGTCAGGGTGCTGTTCTTTTACAAGTAACATCTTGATACGGTCGCCCTTATCTAAGTGCCCCTTCGCCTCAACATAGATGTTCGTCTCCGGAATATAAAAGTCTGGCGTGTACGTTCGTGGCTTAGGAATATAGGTCAGCTTTGTTGACTCATATTCGTAGCCTACACCTTTTTTAGAAAGAGAACGGGCTAGGTTGAGTTCAAATGTCGAGCGGAATCCGGCCTTCATAGCCGAACTTTGCTTCATAGACGCATTCCGACGGACGCTAGCCTTTTTAGAAGATACCCTGCTAGTTTTGGGGACAGACGTTCCAAAGGCGAGAATTCGTTTGTCAAGCGAGTCAGTGGGACGCATACATTAGCTCCGGAGTTTGCAAGGCGACTAATCTTTCCGATCTCGGCCTCGACGGTTGTGATGTCACGCTTCTCCGACTCGGAGGACAGCGCACCTAAGTCACTAAAATTATTACGCAATGTAAGAGGCAAGCCACGTTCGTGCTGCCTGAGAAAGACGGTCTTACGTTCACCGCCCACACCCCCGTGTGACTCTATGTACACGTGGTGCATATCTTTGTTGAGTTCTAAGAGTTCGAGATCGTAGTCCCGAATGAAAACGTAGGGCACATCATAGCTCCTTTGTCTTGAGCCGTGTGTACCACACCTTCGGAGGAGACTTGGCTTGTGACGTTACCCGCTCGTGGAGTATAGCGTCAGGCCAGCAGTGACCACGAAAGCCGCAGAGGCCACACTCTTTCGGCAAGACTTTGTTGCCGGTGCGGAGTACCTCGCCCTTTCGCTTGTACGTTTCGTATTCGTCAGGGTATGGCTTGAACGGCTTCACGTCGGGGTCAGCAAGGAAGTTAACACGATTAGCAGCTTCGAGCATATACGTCACACGATCATCGCCTGTCCAGTCGTACGCCTCGACGATAGCAACTTCACCACTCGACTTGTTGATGACAATCCAGCCACCAAAGTCCAAGCCCGTGGCGGCACCGTACAAGTGACCTTGCATAACGTACCCAAACGGATCATCGTCCTTGATGTGTTCGTAGCCGCCAGCACCAGTGAACTTATGCTTGTACGCCCAGTCGCTTGCAGACTTGATGTCCCACACACGTTCCTTGCCGTCGTCGCCCCGTATAATAACGTCGAGCGTACCCTTCACGGTGACGCCCTCAATCTCTAAAACAACTTCTTTTTGAAAGTCAACGATATCGATACCGGCCTCGCGCATGACGAGCATAAGCAATGCCTCTGTCAAGTCCCCAAACGCAAAACGTGCGATGCTGTTATACTGCATCGATTCTTCTACGCCGTGCTTATCCAAGACCTGTTGACACAAGGGCTTGCCCAAGCCGGACATACGAATGCGATACTCCCGCTTACGACCACCGAATTGTTTTTCGATAGCCTCACGAGATTCTTTAACAAATAGTTCGAGGTTTTTCGGGGAGACTTGTGTGTCCCCCCGAATCGCCCGACTCATATAGTCTTGGATACTAAGAAGCATTCGCAAAGTCTGATGCCAAGTCAGAGTCATCCTCTGACAGCAGGAGCTTCTGCGCCTCTTTGAATTCACGTAACACAGAATCGTTGTGTCCACGAATTGTCTGATCGAACTTGACCACAAGATGCTTGTCATCTTCTGACAAGCCCACAGTACCAGACAGGGTAGGCACTGGAGTCCAGTACGTCACGCTGCCCTTCTTGTTCTTGTGAGTGCGAAGAGTAATCTCACAGTGGGCCATCACTTTATTCTGACGACCGAGACCACTGATGAAATCGGAAATCGGCTTGAAGCCCGACTTTTTGAAGTAAGCGATCATAGGCTTCTTGTCGATCTTTACCTCATTACCTGCACCGTTCTTGAACGTACCGCTAATCGTGCCGTAGATGACCTGATTGCAGATCACGGCACGACTCTTGAGGTAAGCCGGGTCTTGATCGCTCAACTTCTCTTCCTCGTCACGAGTGAGACGACCACACTTGTTGCCACCCTCTGTGTCGGGGAACGTACCCCCAAAGGACGGCTTCTGCACAGACTTACACGAAAAGCCACCACGACCTTCGTTAGCTTCGGCATCCCACATGGAATACTCGTACATACGCATCAAGCTCTGAATCTTCACTTCCGGTGCGTACAAGAATTCACCGTCAACAAAAATCTTCCAGTGACCCCGAGTGAGCGGATTGCCGTCGTCATTTTCTTGGTCGTAGTTAATGCCGAGACGCGGAAGTCCGACGCGATCACCGCCGCCTTCCCCTTGACCAGTGAGCCGCTTTAGCTCCTCAGTATTATCAGTCTGCAACGCAGCAACGAGAGCGTCCATCTCGTTGTTCATTTCTTGGATTTGTGTCCCATCCATATCCTTTACTCCTTGACAATTGGATAGTCAGTAACGGCCATCTTACAGTTCTACTTCATGTAAGTCAAGCCAATTTTTACCTGCTTTGATTTCTATCCCGACGGGCATGTCGTACGTGACACCATAACGTCGAACAGTTTCAAAAGGTAAACTCAGCATAGCGTGTTTCATCATGTCTATACAAATATTTTTTTCGTCCGGGTGTACGTCCATAACGATAGAGTCGTGTACGGTATTGCAGATTACACTTCGTATCCCGGAGTCACGTACCACCTTCTCTAAGGCGACGAGAGCGATAGGCAAGAGGTCGGCTGTAGCGAACCCCTGCACAGGGTAGTTACAAATCGACGTGCGATGTGTGGCCGTACCGTACTTCGTCCATCGTGCATCAGGAAAAGCGTACTCGCGTCCGGACGGAAGTGTGATTACTCGTCGCTCAACGGCCATACGCTGCAGGTCATCGTGCCACTGGGTTACCCCCTCGTACTTTTGCTTGAAGGCTCTGTAGTAGCGTTGTTGAGCCTCTGTGCCGGTTGTGCCCCCGTAGAGAGGTTTGAAGGTGTGTGCCTTCGCCTCTTGTCGTGTGCAGCCAATAACCGACGCCGTGTAGTTGTGTACGTCAGTTCCGTCCTTCACATCTATGTACGCCTGTGCGTCTTTGGCGAGGAATCCGGCAACCCGAAACTCTAGCTGCGAGTAGTCCCCTTCAAGAATGTAACCATCACTGAAGCGACTCTCGACGACCTTACGTATTGCGAATGTCGAACCGCGTGGCATGTTTTGGAAATTCGGATTGCGAGACGAAAGCCTACCCGTCGCCGTAACACACTGCATAAACTCCGGATGGATGAAGCCCTGTCCGTCCACATTGTTCTTGATCCCTTCTACGAAAGTATTGAGGTACGTACGCAGGGCGTTGAAGCGGACGTATCCGTTTACAAATTCGTGTGCGTCACCCGACAACTCCGACGAGCGTACGTCGAGTGTATCCTTGTCCGTACGAAAGCCTGCAGAAGCCACGTCGTACGAGTCGCGTGGTGACATCTTGAACCCGGCAACCTCGCCTGTTGGTATATAGAGTACACCCTTGCCATCACACTTGCGGCACACACGTACTGCCTTACCGAGCGTACCATCCTTCTTCACGACGCGCGTACGTCCATGACCCTTACACGCAGGACATGTTTCGGCACGTGTCTTGTACACAATGTCGGTCATGCGGCGTACGGTCTGATTGAAATCACGCCGGGAGAAGCGGGTACGCTGCTTCGGCTTCATCGTTGCACCGCGCTGCTCCATACCCAAGTTGAACGTACGCGACCAATCCTTCTTGTCTTTGACCTTGCGAGAGTAGAGAAGCATCGAACGGTCGTCAGGGCTGGTCAGGCTGATAGGTGTGTCACCCATCGCCTCTCGCGCCAACTCATTGAGGCGTACCTCTAAGGTCTCTAGCTCTTCTGTGTACATTTGCTCGATCTCGTCGAGCGTATCCATATTGATCTTCAAACCTACTTGCTCCGTACGAGCGAGTACATCTGTCATCTCAAGCGACAGCTTCAGTGTGGGTACGAGTCCCTTCTCCATCGAACAACTCCTCGAATGTTACGCCAAAGGCGTCTAGCTGTTTCAGTGTGATTTCTTCCGTAGCCTTTACGTCGGCTATTCCGTACTCTCGTACGATCTCCCACGGTATGTCGTAGAACGTCTTGCCCGCCGTGAGATACGGCGCAATAAGGTCAGTCTCTTTTTGGGTGACACCATACTTCCTTGCAAGAGCAGCAAGTCCGAGAGGCCAACGCCGTGCCTTCGAAAGAATGTATTCAGCAACCATCGTATCATAAATATCTCCGTCGTAAGTGAAGCCACACTCACGTATCCACTGCAAGTCGAACTTGATGTTCTGGCCCACCAGTACGTCAGCATGGTTCAAGGCGGCTTGAAATTTTGTGAACGCATTTGAAGTCGGTGACTGTGTCGAGTGATAGTAGCAGTCGTAGTCCACGCTGCTGACTAGCCACTTGTAGCCGATAGATACCAAGCGGTTACCGAAGTATGGCAGGGGCGTGTAGCCCCCGCTCGGCTTCTCCACGTGCGTCGTCTCTACGTCAAACGTCAGAACATTCATAACACTGTCTTCAATTCAGTTATTATTCTATCACCATACTTACCCACGAGCATAACACCCAAGCGTCTTTGAACGTCACTTAATTTTGTTAAGTGAAGCACACATTCACCATCTTTATTAAAGTAGGGATTTACCGTCTTACTGTCGTACAAGGTTATCTCGCCTGTATTTATGTCTAGGGTAACGAAGTCAACAGGTCCACTCGATGCCACATTTCTGAAAACTTCGAAGCCTTGCTCCAAGAAGTGATGACATATGTCGAGTTCAGTAATATCACCTATTCTGTTGGTGTTAGCCATCAGTAGTATACCCCCCGATGTACGTCGATGTTCGCATGGATCATGTCGTGGTAGCCATTGATCTTGTTCTTTGAGATGCAGATGTGACGTACCGTATTAGTTACGTCACTCGCCCCGGTCTTGCCGATGCCGATGATGATGTCAGCCTCACCAGCCTTGCCAGTACGAGAGTTGTCGAGCATAGAATAGTCGATGAACTGACGGTCGTGTGCCTCGTAGCTAGCCTGACTAACAGCCCACACGAGGCAGCGGTTACGCTTGGCAATCTCACGCGCAAGCACGTACGTTTCCTTGAGGCGCTCGTCACCACGGTTGTACTCACCACCGATGCGGAACTTATCTAGCTGATCCATGAACATC